GGTGCAGGTGGCTATCAACTAGGCGACGGTAATCTTAATGAACCAGTCCTCGGTTATTTAGCTGATCCTCTTACTGAAACTGGTACTTCTACCGTTACTTTGACTGCTGCTGAAGTTACTGGTGGTATTTTGATTGCTAATCCTGGTACAACTGGCACGACTTACACAATGCCTATCGTTGTAACGTCTGGCGGTACTACTGGTATTAATGATCTAGTATCTAGCGCAAAAACTGGCAGTACTTTTAATTGGACTGTTATCAACATCGGTACAACTACTGGCGACATCACAATGGCCGCTGGTACTGGTACTGGTTGGACGATTGTTGGCTCTTTGACAATTAATGACGGTACTTCGGCTTCGTTTGTTGCTCGTAAAACTAGCGACACAACTTGGACTTTGTATCGTACTGCTTAATGAAATACCCCGCCCTTCGGGGCGGGTTTTTATAAGGAAAAATTATGCCTAATACCAAACCTGTAGGGGTTGCGTTTAGCGATCCTGAACTGACTTCTGGCACTACGATTACGGGCGCAGTTATTGATAGCACAACAAAAATTCTATCTAATATTGCTAACGGTGCTACTGCATCGCAACAAGGCGCAACAATCGCCACCACCGGCAATAGTGATGTTTTTATTATTGCTCCTGCGGCGGGTGTTTTAACCTCGGCTGTGTTTTCTGGTGTAGACGCGCTTACTGCTAACGATACCAACTTCATTACATTTTCCATCACCAACTTGGGTTTAACTGGCTCTGGAACGGCTGCAATGTTAGCCGCAACTGACGCTAATACTACCAAAGCTACTGGTGGAACTGGATTGACAGCTAATGCTGCACGTACATTAACTTTAAATGGCACCGCAGCCAATTTAGTTGTAGCTGCTGGCGACCGTTTGCGTATTCGTGCTGCGGCGACTAATACGCTTGCTAATACCGTAACATTCCCAGTTTATCGTTTGAACTTTAGTGTTGCTTAACTCATAGGGGCTTCGGCCCCTATTCCATAAGGATTAATAATGGCTGTTATTTACATGAAGCATCCTGTACATGGTCACAAAGTTGCGTGTAGCGATATTGAAGCCGAACATGATGAAAATTACGGTTGGGAACGCTATACTATCGACACGCCCGTTGTTCAAGAGCCTGTGGTTGAAGAAGTACAAACCGAAGTCGAGGCGGCTCCTGCTAATACGCTGGAAGTAAAGACAAGACGACGTAAAACAACCGCATAAGGAGTTACGCCATGACCACGGCAAACGACCAAATTAACGGCGCGTTGCGCGTATTAGGGGTTTTAGCCGAAGGCGAAACACCATCCGCAGCCACCTCACAAGATGCTTTAACGGCTCTCAATCAGATGATTGATAGCTGGAATACCGAGCGTTTAGCTGTATTTTCTACCCAAGATCAAATTGCTTCGTGGCCTGCTGGCGCTCGTTTTTTAACGTTTGGCCCAACAGGTAACTTGCCGTTGGCATTAGGTGGTACACCCAAACGTCCTGTATTGGTGGACGATGCGACCTATTTTAGGGACGCAGCAACCAACATCTCGTACGGCATTAAGCTGATTAACCAACAGCAATACAACGGTATTGCGGTCAAAACGGTGACCTCGACCTATCCTCAAGTCTTGTGGGTCAATATGACCTATCCAGACATTGAAATGTACGTCTACCCTGTGCCGATTAAACCGTTGGAGTTTCATATTGTTTCGGTAGAAAAGCTCATGGAAGTGCCAAGTCTATCGACTGACATTACCATGCCACCTGGCTACCTACGAGCGTTTAAATACAACCTTGCTTGCGAAATCGCTACCGAGTTCGGTATTGAGCCGCCCGCTAACGTAGCGCGTGTAGCAATGACTTCTAAGCGCAATCTCAAGCGGATCAACAATCCTGACGACATCATGGCCATGCCTTACAGCTTGGTTGGCACACGTCAACGGTTCAATATCTTTGCGGGTAACTACTAATGAAAACCCCAATCTTGGGGCAAGCGTATGTAGCCCGTAGCGTCAATGCGGCCGACAACCGCATGATTAACTTGTTCCCCGAAGCCATCCCCAACGAGGGTAAAGAGGCAGGCTTTCTAAACCGCGCCCCAGGCTTGCGGCTACTCACTACCATTGGCTTTGGCCCAATCCGAGGCTTGTGGGCGTTTGATGGCTTTATGTATGCCGTATCGGGTAATACCCTATACAAGCTCGATAGCTCGTACAACGCCACTGCATTAGGCACGATTGCTGGCACTGGCCCTGTATCCATGTCGGACAACGGTACGCAGTTGTTTGTAGCGGCTAATCCACAAGGTTACATTTACAACGCTAACACATTAGCGTTTGCACAGATTAGCGACCCTGACTATCCAGGCGCAGTGACAGTTAGCTACTTAGACGGCTACTTTGTGTTTAACGAGCCAAACAGCCAAAAGGTATGGATTACAAGCCTGCTTGATGGTTCGCAAGTTGACCCACTTGATTTTGCAAGCGCTGAAGGCTCACCTGATGGGCTAGTAGCTGTAATCGTCAACAACCGTGAGGCGTGGCTATTTGGCACGAACTCGATTGAGGTCTGGTATGACGCAGGAACGCCTGACTTCCCCTTGGCTCGTATTCAAGGTGCCTCGAACGAGATTGGTTGCGTAGCGCCCTACTCGGTTGCCAAGCTCGACAACTCGGTGTTTTGGCTAGGCCAAGACGCCCGCGGTCGTGGCATCGTGTACCGCAACAGTGGCTACACGGGCGTTCGTGCGTCTAACCATGCAGTTGAATGGCAGATTCAGCAATATGGCGATCTAAGTAATGCGATTGCTTACACCTATCAACAAGACGGCCATAGCTTTTATGTGCTAACTTTCCCTACCGTTGGCAAGACATGGGTTTACGATGTCGTGACCCAATCGTGGCATGAGCGAGCAGGCTGGTCGAACGGCAACTTTGTGCGCTATCGCCCCAACTGCCAAGTGGCGTTTAATAACGAGATCATCCTCGGCGATTACGAGAACGGCAACTTGTACGCTTACGATTTAGAAGTCTATGCCGATAATGGTGCGCCGCAAAAGTGGCTACGCTCATGGCGTCCAATTCCTAGCGGTCAGAACAACCTGCGTCGTACCGCCCAACACAGCCTACAGCTTGATTGCGAAACGGGTACGGGCATCAATATTGGCCAAGGCGACGATCCCCAACTAATGTTGCGTTGGTCAGATGACGGCGGTCATACATGGTCGAACGAACACTGGGCGCCGATGGGCAAGATCGGTCAATTTGGACGCCGCGTGTTTTGGCGTCGGCTTGGCATGACTATGAAACTGCGTGACCGCGTATATGAGGTGTCAGGCACCGATCCTGTCAAGATCGCCATCGTCGGCGCTGAACTGCTCTTGAGTCCAACCCGTGCCTAGTCCACTAAACGTCACCAATATACCGGCGCCAAGAACGCCGTTGATTGACGCCAACACAGGCTACTTAACCCGTGAGTGGTACCGGTTCTTCCTTAACTTATTCGTCTTAACGGGTTCGGGCAATAACCCAACGAGCCTTGACGATCTACAGCTTGGGCCACCGAATAACGACCAGTTTGTGTTGGATCTGCAAAACGTCACCGAAGCGCAAACCAATGACAGCCCGTTGGTGTCACAAATTGCTGAATTAGCCAAACAAGTTCAGACCGCTGAACTTAGCGCTGAAGCTGCCGTAAATGCGTTACAAGCTCAAATTATGAACTTGTCTACGGATGTGCAAGCCTTAACAAGCGCTCCTGTACATACGCCTCAAGTCTTACAGTTAGTGTACGGGAGCTTTTACAGTACGGCTAATCAGCCTGACGGCTCCAACACCACGGCGTACCCCATTGTGTACGACACCACGGCGTATAGCAAAAACGTTACGTTAGAAGATAGAACCGCCGTGTTTACGGCGTCAATTGGCCCTGCTAGTACGACCATGACTGTTACGGCGGTTTCGTCTGGCCCGATCTATTCTGGCATGGTCATTACGGGTACGGGCGTGACGGCTGGCACTTATATTGTGTCGCAAACTACGGGTACGGACGGCAGTACAGGCGATTATGTTGTCAGCGCATCCCAAACCGTAGCATCCACAACCATTACAGGCACTTGCAAATCCAAGCTAAAAGCCGAGATTGCAGGGGTCTACAACGTGCAGTTTAGCGTTCAGTTTGTTAATACCGATGGTAGTATTCACGACACTGATATTTGGATGCGTAAGAACGGCACCAATGTGGCAGATACCAATAGTCAATTTTCTGTACCCAATCGGCATGGTAGCGTGGATGGACATTTAATTGCCGCATTAAATTTATTCATTGATTTAGCCGCTAACGAATATATTGAGTTAATGTGGGCAACTACAGACACTAGCACTACAATTCAATACTTAGCCGCAAAAACAGCGCCAGTTCGCCCCGCAACACCGTCAGTTATCGTTACAATGGATTTGGTGTCTAAACCAACACTACAAGGAGTTACAGCATGACCGTCACCGTAAGAGTTCTAATCCCAGCCAAAATTGCTGAGGCTACGCAAACTACCCAATATACCGCTAATGGCGTAACGACCATTATTGACAAGTTCACCGCTACCAATTACAGCGCTGCCGCTGCAACCATTAGCGTCAACTTAGTGACTGCCGCAGATACGGCAGGTAACCAGAACTTGATCGTCAAGACCAAGACCTTACAGCCTGCGGAAACCTATACTTTTCCAGAAATTGTGGGCGCGGCGCTATTACCAGGTGGATTTATCTCGACGATTGCGGGTACTGCATCGGCGATCAACATTCGGTCAAACGGACGGGAGATTACGAGCTAATGCAACAAGACCTTGAACGCTTACAAAAAAATTTAAGCCAAGGCTTATTTTTGCCACCAGACGCCGTTCGGTGGTTATTAGACTTGTACCACGCGTTTCAAGTTTTTGACGATTTTGCTGATGGCGACCCTGTTGAGCGTAACGATCTAAATGCCGTCATTTGGAATACATTAGTCGGTATGCAACAAAACCCGTTTTATGCCGCTAACGCCTATTGTTTATCTTCTGTAGTTGGTGTAAATATACTAAAATGGCAAGCATCCGATACGCTAGAACGAACGGGAAAAGCGGACGCTAAGTCGTATATGTGGCGTGCAGGTTACTATGATGTGGTGTTAACGGTAGTTCAGCTATGCCACGGTGAAGTTTTTGCGGCGCAAAATGCCCATGTAGTTTCAGCATTGTATGGTGAAACATACGATGAATATATGAAGGAGTTTAAAAATGCCTAGTGCAGCCATAGCCATTCCAGCCGTTGCCACCGTTGGCAGCGCTCTTATTGGATCAAGTGCTTCGCGCAGCGCTGCTGCGTCACAACAACAAGCCGCCCAACAAGCCTCTGATGTTCAACGACAAATTTTTGAACGTCAAGTTGAATTACAAGCACCGTTTAGGGAAGCTGGTCTTGCAGGTCAAAATCGTCTTTTAGAATATTTAGGGCTTGGCGGGTCTAAAACTGCCCCTGGCTATGGCAAGTATGCCACAGCTGAATTTACACCAGCAATGTTTCAAGCCGACCCTGGCTATGCGTTTCGTATGTCTGAAGGCATGAAAGCATTAGAACGTTCAGCAGCGGCTAGAGGTGGTTTATTGTCAGGCGCAGCTTTAAGAGGTATTCAGCGTTATGGGCAAGATTTAGCTTCGCAAGAATACATGAACGCATTTAATCGTTTTCAAGCGCAACGTGCTGGTACATTAAACCCCTTGCAATCATTGGCTGGCACGGCTCAAACATCTGCTAATGTATTAGGCACACAAGCTGGCACTTTAGGGCAAAGTCTTGGCGCCAATATTATTGGCGCTGGTAACGCACAGGCAGCGGGGCAAATTGGCGCTGCAAATGCGATTGCTAGCGGTTTAGGTCAAGGGCTTAACTTTTATCAAAATCAACAACTTCTTAACCGATTACTTCCCGCACAACGCGGCGGCGGTTTTGGATATATGGGCGGTAGCGAAGGTAGTCTATCGTGGGGAGATTAAGGAACAGATATGGCACAAATTAATCCAAATATTCCTTTAAGTTTTCAAATGCCTCAGATTCAAGATCCGCTTGTAGCGGCATCACGCGCTCAAGAATTTGGTGTAAATGCGTTAAAAATGCAAGAGTTACAACGTGGGCTTCAAGAAGAAGAACAACTGCGTAATTACTTGGCAGGAGCAGATTTAGCCAAGCCTGAAACACGGGCGGGTTTAGCTAAGTTTGGTAAAGCTGGTTTGGCATACGGCAAGGCTTTATCTGAGCAAGAAAAGTCAGCCTTAGAAACTAAAAAATTGCGTGGTCAACTTGATGAACAATCGTTAAAAATGCAACGCGAACGCATATCGGATTTAGCATTTAACCCATCGGACGCTAATATTACCGCCCATTTAGAAGATTCTATTTTGCGTGGCGAAATGTCACCCGATCAAGCTAAACAAATGTGGGCGCAAGTAAGCGCTATGCCTGCAAATCAACGTAAAGAACTGTTGTTGCAAATGGGGACGGACGTTAATAAGCGCTTAGAGCAGCTAACCATTAGCGCTGCTCAAAAAGCCCAGATGGGCGTAACCATGCGCGGTCAAGATATTGGGCGTATTCCTGTTGGTTATCGCATGACTGGTGAAGGCACATTAGAGCCTATTCCCGGTGGCCCAACCACAACTAATATCTCGCCCAAAGAGATGCAAGTGCGTGAAGCTAAATATCCGCAAGCTAACTTGGCGCTTAAATCATTTGAGTCTAAGTCCGACTCGGTGCTTAAAGACATTGAACGGCTGCGTAATCACCCTGGTCTTAAAAGCATTACAGGTATTGTTTACGGTCGTACGCCTAGCGTTACCAAAGAAGGTCGTGAAGCTCAAGCGCTATACGACAAGATTGTGGCTGGTTTGCAGTTCAAAGAACTTCAAGATATGCGTAATGCCTCGCCCACAGGTGGTGCATTAGGTAACGTATCGAACCAAGAAGGTCAACAGTTGCGTCAAGCTGCGGGTGCATTAGATCGCACTCAAGAAGCTAGTAGCGTTCAAAATGAATTAGATCGTATCGCTGATGGCATCCGTGGCTCTAAGTCGCGTGTTCGTGAAGCATTTGATCTTACCTATGATTACAAAGGCGGCGGTGCAGCTGCGCCTGCTGCTGGCGGTGGCGCTGCCCCAACACCTGCACCGAGCGCAGGTGGTAATACGGTAACTATTCCAGGCGGTAAAGTTTTAACATTCCCAACGCCTGAAGCGGCAGCAGCATACAAAAAAGCAGCGGGGCTATAACATGGCCGTTGATTACGAAGCCCTTGCAAAACAGTTTGGCGGTTCAGTAGCCCCTGCGTCCAATATTGATTATGAAACACTCGCTAAACAGTTTGGCGGGAGCATAGCCGAAGAAGTCAGCCCACGCCGTAAGATGGTTGAGGCTGAAACGCGTCGCGTTGTAGCGCCGTTTGCTGGCGTTAGCAAAGGTATCGGTGATGTGATGTTTGGCGGTCAGCGTTTAGTTGGACGCGGTTTAGAGGCGATTGGCGCTACCGAAGCCGGTCGTGCTTTGGTTGAGGATGCCGCACGTCGTCAAGCCGAGCAAGAAGCGTTTATTGCGCCATATCGTCAAGTTGCGCCTACATTAACGGGTGCTGGCGAAGTAACAGGGCAAGTGGTTGGAACGTTGCCAGTTGGCGGCGTAATCGCTAGGGGTATAGGCGCTATTCCAGGCGCAGCGCCTTTGGCTCAATCAATTCGTACAGGCGGCTTTAGCACTGGTTTGCCTGCAACTGCTGGTCGTGCTGCCGAAGCAGCTACTCGCGCTGCTGGCGGCGCTGTTGTTGGCGGTACATCTGCTGCTTTAATTAACCCCGAAGAAGCTGCCACAGGTACTGTAATTGGCGCAGCTGCGCCATTTGCATTACCTTTTGCTGGACGTTATTTAGCGATTGGCGGTGGTAAATTTATTGATGCTGTAACAGGCAATTTAGCCAAAGTAGAAGCAGGTCAAGTTGCGCGTGAAGTAGCAGGCGATACGATCAATCAGATCCGCGCGGCTAACAAGTTAGCCCCGTTAGATATTAGCGCATCCCAAGCCGCTGCTGGTATTGATAATGACGTATATCAAGCGTTTTTAGACTTTGTATCTGGCAAAGATAAATCCGGATATTTTCGTGTTTTAAAAGACACCCAGAAAACAGATCAATTAAATCGTTTAGCGCAGTTAGCTGGTGGCCCAACATTGACGGAAAACTTAACGTCTGTTAGTCAATTTAAAAATGCGCTTAACAATTTAATGACTCCAATTCGTGAAGCCGAGCTTGGCGCAGCCAATATTGCTGGCACAACAGGTCGTAAGCTACAACAAGAAGCAGACGTATTGGCTCAAGCGGCAGGTCAAAAAGTTCAAGATGTTCGCCGCTTTACGGGCGCACAACAACGTGCGATTACGCCCGCACCTGGCATATTGGCTACCGACTATCAACTTGGCAAATTAGCTTCTAAAGCTGATGAAGTGGCGGCTCAAGCCGCTGAAGGTTCATTACGCTTTGGTGAAGCTGCTCGGTTTAAGCAAGCAGCTGTCGATAGCCTAAAAGCGTATGGACTAAATCCTTTAACATCCGACTCTATTTTGAGCCGTTTAGGCGGTATTTTGCGTAATCCTGAGTTTGCTGGCAACGATGTGATTGAAGGCGCTGTGCGTAACTTTGGCGATGATGTTGTTAAATGGACGGACAAAGGCGGTGTTATTGACGCGTTTGCTTTAGATAGTCTACGTAAGAACTCCGTCAACGCAGCCATTGAAAAGCTACGCCCAGGCTTAGATCAAACATCTAAAAAGAACTTAGCCGCTAGCGTATTAGCGCAGCTAAAAACGCCGATCATCAACGCTGTTGAAGAAGCTGGCGGTACAGGTTATGGTCAATATTTACGCGATTATGCGGCTAATGCGCAGCTGATTGACCGCCGTAAGTTAGCGGGTAAAGCGCTTGAGATGCTTAACAAATCGCCAGACGAATTTATTCGCTTGGTGCAAGGCAACAATCCTGATGCCGTAGAAGCCGTGTTTGGCCCCGGCAGCTTTAATATTTTTAAAGAGATGGGTACAGACATCAAACCCATGCAGCAAATTGCTGACGAACTCATGCGTGACGCTAAGATTGGCGAACAAGTTAAAGCCGGTCGCCGTGCGTTGGGTATTGAAAAAGAAAGCATGGCTGAAAAAATCCCTGGCTTCGTTGGCTACAAGACAGCGATTGCCAAAAAAGTATTGCAAACATTAGAAGGAAAGGTAAGTAAAAAGACGCTTGAGATTCTTTCTAACGCAGCTAAGAACGGAGAAGCTATGAATGACGTATTAAATACACTCCCTGCGGATGAGCGAATGAAAGCGTTTCAATTATTAACAAGCAGTAAGGATTGGAACCGTGCAGTTACATCGGGCGCCATTATGCTTACAATACCTCCAGCTAATGCTTTAGCACCAAATCAACAGAATCAAAATGCTCTTGCGAGGTAACGATGGAACAAACGGTTTTCAACTGGGCGGTTGCAGCCGCAGGCGCCTTGGGCGGATGGGTGTTAAAGGTGATTTGGGATATGCTCCGTGAAATGAGAACCGAGATGCAAGCTCGGGACAAGATCATTCAAGATGATTTGAAGAAGCTCGACACTAAGATGCACGACGACTTCGTGCGCCGTGACGACTTTAAAGATGCTGTTAAAGAGATTAAAGATGATATGCGAGTTGGCTTTTCTAACGTCGACTCGACTTTGCGTTTAATTTTTAAAAAGCTAGAAAATAAGGAGTAATCATGGCAGAGAAATGGATTCAAAAAGCAATTAAAAAACCAGGCGCATTAAAGAAAAGCCTTGGCGTTAAAGCAGGCGAAAAGATCCCCGCTAAGAAACTAGCTGCGGCAGCTAAGAAGTCAGGTGTTACAGGCCAACGCGCTCGCCTCGCACAAACCCTAAAGAAAATGAGCAAAAAATGATTTATGTTATATATCCATTTTTAGTGATATATAACTTATTCATGACCTTGATTGCGGTCATTCTAGCGCCCGTGTTGCCTTTATTTGCAACGCAACAAGACGGTTGGCTAGACAACCATAGCGAGTGGGGCATCGGCCCACGGCTACCAAAATGGCTAAACCTATTTATGACGCCTGATAATAGCTTAGATGGCGACGCTACGTTTGACCGCATCAACGGTCGGTCATACTGGTCAAAAGTGAAATGGCTATGGCGCAACCCCGCGTATAGCGTATGTTTGCGTTACTTGACTAGCCCGTATTACACTAAAGTTTGGGGTGACAAAACCATACGGGATAATGACAATGCGAAAGCGGGTTGGTGCTTCGTTACAGCTAACGGACTATTTCAATTTACTTGGATTACCCCTATTGGTAATGCTCGCTGTTTTCGGTTCACTGCTGGTTGGAATATTATGGCTTTGGTTGACGATAACGTCCCTGTTAAGCCAGACCCATACCAAGCTACATTTGCGTTTTCGCCAAGATTAAGCGGGTTTAGGTAATGGATCCAATTACCATACTTGCCACATTTGCGCCGTTTGTAGTGGACTTAGGGAAATCCCTAATCAATCGTTTTGTTGCTGGCGATACATTTAAACCCGCTACGATTGATGAATACGTCAAGATGCGTGAGGTTGATCTAGGCTTTTTTAAAGCGATGAATGAAGCAGGTGGTACTAACCCATCATATCCTTGGGTTGAGGCGGTTGTGCGACTCATGCGTCCTACCGTCACTGTAATCGTGTTAGGCACTTGGGCGTATTTAGAGCTAACCGGCAAAACATCGTCAACCGTGACCAACTTTGCTAGCGCCGTAGGTTTTTATCTATTCGGTGATCGCACCCTGTTCTACGCTAAAAAACTCGGTAATTAGATGTTAGAGTCGCAGCTGCTTGCCTTAGGGATCGACGGCAAATGGAAAGAGCCGTTAGAAGAAACGTTTGCCAAGTACCAAATTAACACCAATAATCGTAAGGCTTGCTTTATTGGTCAATGTTTGCATGAGTCAGGCGGCTTTAAATTTTTAAAAGAAAACCTAAATTACAGCGCAAGAGCGCTTATGGCTACATGGCCGTCACGCTTTCCTGACATGGAAACCGCCATGCAATACGAGCGTCAGCCTGAAAAGATCGCCAATAAAGTCTACGGCGGTCGGATGGGCAATACCGAGGATGGCGACGGCTGGAAGTACATCGGGCGCGGCTTGATCCAAACCACGGGTAAAGAGAACTATGCGCACTGTGGTGAGGCGTTAGGCATCGACTTAATAGATGTACCTCAACTTTTAGAAGAACCGCGCTACGCCGCGTTATCGGCTGGCTGGTACTGGAACAAAAGAAACCTAAACGACCTAGCGGATAAATGGGATATTGACACCATGACGCGGCGCATCAATGGTGGCAATATCGGATTAGCTGACCGCAAGGCTAAGATTGATAAAGTACGATCTATTCTTGGTTAAGCAAGAAAACGACGACTACGACCATCGCTAGTATTACAATCCCAGCAAAGATCATAGCCTCGTCATTGGTCATTTGATTCGAGCGACCTTGGCTTTACGCAACACCATCTCGTATTCTTCTTTGGCTTTATCGTCCAATTTGCGTAAGGGTAATTCCTGATAATACTTCCACTTCTGTTGATAATCTGCCAACTCAGAAGGTGGCACCCAGCCGTGTTGCGTTCTCCAACGTTCGGTAATATCCGTGCCTGATGGCGTCCAAATGTGTTCGTTTTTCATGTAACTATCTCCCAAAGATTGAATCAAACTGCGGGGTTAATGATGGCGTTGCTGGTAACATTGGTAGAGGTGTTATTGTTGGTACCGAGTTACTAAAGGTCTGCCCCATGTATTGACCTGATGGCCCGTACAACGAAGTGATATTGCCACTCTGAAAGGCTTGCCCTTGATACTGACCACTAGAGCCATAAAACGAAGTGACATTCCCGCTTTGAAATGTCTGACCCATATACTGCCCATTCGGGCCATAGATGGATGTGGATTGCGCTGCGACGCTAGCGCTGAATACTGCCGTCGCTACTACTAGACTGAACTTCATCATACTTTCTCCTTTTGTTTAAATCACGATATGCTTCTAGTGCTGCCTTTAAATCAGCCTGCAAGTACAGTATCTCCTGATAACTGTCTTTTGCAAACTGTTCTAAATTTGGACGGCTCCATGTACTAAAGTCCGGTGGGGTCATGGCAATACGGCTTCGTTCATTATCTCAATACGTTCTCTTGCGCAGCGCAACATGGTGTAGCGTTGGTGCAGGCGTTGAAGCACCGAGGCACGGCGAGCGTGAGTGCGTTCTTCGTTTAGCAACATCAACACTTCTTCTTCGGTCATTTGGCTAAGAATATCGTTGAGTTTGCGCCAACTTAGCTCTTTCACTTCTTTCATAATCTTCTACTTTCTTTTGTAATTCAATGACTTGCTTGATCACTCGATCCAAGGATCGCTGCGCCTGGTTGTACTCGCGTACCCGAATGATCTCCTCGGCTTGTGCTGCTTTGAGCTTGGCTTTGTAGTACGATAGCCGATCCATTAACATCTCCCGTCTATGTCTAATTCGGTCTTGCCGTTAAGCCGATCAATCTCGGCAACCAAACGGCGAATAATATCGGCGATATTGGTGTCTGGTGCATACTCATCAATATCGTCGGCTAGTTTTAAGGCTTCCTCTCTTAGAGTCATTTCAATTCCTCCAATGCAATATCAGATAGCGCACGTTTGTCATGCAACGCCGCCCAAATCCTCTCGTCCACGGTCTTATTGGTGAGCAAAATATAGCACCATACGTCCTCTGTCTGCCCTGACCGATGTAGGCGCCCAACCGTCTGCTCAAAGAGTTCTAGGCTCCAAGGCAAGGATAGAAACACAATCTTGCTACCGCCATGCTGAAGGTTTAGCCCATGCCCTGCGGACTTGGGGTGGATGAGCAATAGCTCAATCTTGCCTGCGTTCCAACGCTCAATCGCCTTGTCGTCATTGATCGTCTGAGCGTGTGGGTAGCGACGCTTGAGTTCAGCCAATTCCTCAACAAAGTTGTAGACGATGATGGTATTGGCGTGTTGGTTTTCTTCTAGCAACTCATCAAGCAAATCGAACTTATGGCTTGAGAACCAGATCGGCGTATTGGTGACGTTCATCTTGCCAGGTGTGTCCGATGCGGTCGTTTCGGTCTTGTAAACAAAGCCTGACGCCATCTGTTGCAACTTGCCTGTAACCACGGCAGCGTTCATGGCGGTGATCTGCTCAGTGCCAAACTCCACCACAAACTGCTTTTTCATGGTTTCGTATGGGGCGCGGTCATCCATGTCGCAACGCAACTCAACGGTGTGCAGATCAGGCAGCTTGTCCTTATAGACGCCAGCTTCTAAAACGAACGTAGCAGGTTTGATCTGATTCATGACGGCTTCCAACGAACCTACACGGGGCGCCCAGTCGCCAAAATCCTTATTGATGCAAACGAAATACTGTTGCATGAACGCGCCTTTGCTACGACCAAGCAAGGATTGATCGACGATCTTGCACTGCCCAAACACGTCCTCAAGCCCGTTACTTGTAAAGCTGCCGGTCAAACCCCAACGAATGTTGATCTTGTCAATCACCTTGATGAGCGCTTTGAATCGTTTGCCTGATGGGTTCTTGAGTTTGGTTAGCTCGTCAAACACGATAGCGTCAAAGTCTAGTTGTTGTTCAGCCAGCCATTGAATGTTGTCGTAGTTAGTTACCACTACGGGGAAACCCGAATAGAGTGCTTGGCTGCGTTGCGCTGGTGTACCAACTGCAACGGCGAGTGGCATATCAGGCGCCCACTTAGGCTGCTCAACGGGCCATACATCCGTACAGACCCGCTTAGGAGCTAAGACGAGCCAACGCTTGACAACTTTATGACGCAACATCTCGTCCATGCCTGTGAGCGTGATAGCCGTCTTGCCAGCGCCTACGGGCGCTAACACCATCGCTCGGTCGTTGGAATATAAGAAGTCAACGGCGCGTTCTTGATAAGGTCTAAGTTTCAAAATGGAGCGTCCCCAAGTAATGCGTGGATGTCTAGCTTGGGTTTGCGTGGCAATATAACCAACGTCCAACCCTGTTGCATAAAGGCAACGGCTTCGGCTTTGGTATAGAAGCGGCGCAACATAGCGCCTGTTTCGTCATGGACTTGGAAGCGCATTTTTAACCCATTCATCAACGTGTTCAGTAGTCCACAAGCAAGCGTAGTTTTGTTGCAGCATCTTTAAATTTATGGAATGTACGATCTGCAACGCCGATAGCTTGCCACCTTTGGTTTTCAGTTCTACAAACCACACCACACCGCCTGGCAAGCAGACGACACGATCGGTCACGCCACGCTGACTTGGCGACTTGAACTTATAAGCAATCCCGCCCATGCGCTGAACCGCCCAACAAAAATATTTTTCAATGTCTTTTTCTTTCATGTAAAAAAGTTTAGCACACAAATTATTTTTTATGCTATAGTGAAGTTTCAATCAACTACAGTAAAGGAAAGTAAATGGCAGCCCACTCTCAAATCGTCGGCGGATCAACCGCCAAGCGAGTAATGAATTGCCCAGGCTCAGTAGCGCTTTGCGCCAAGATGCCTCCACAGCCTTCAAGCAAGTACGCCAACGAAGGCACACTACTACACAACATTATTGCCGAGGTGCTAGAGCATGACAAAAAGCCGACTGAGTTCTTGGGAACCACGTATGAGGACATTACCTTCACTAAAGATTTATTGGAGGATAAGTTATATCCGGCTCTTGATCTGCTTAACTTGGTGGATCCTAATTGTGAAATGGATATTGCCGTCGAAACTCGAGTGGGTTTTGGCGACTTTCTGCCTGATGTTTATGGTTCTACTGACCTCCTTGGTCGTATTGGGCAACGCGCTATCGTATTGGATTGGAAGTTTGGTGACGGAGTTGCGGTAGAAGCCGAAGAAAACCCTCAACTCATGTTTTATGCGGCAGCTGCCATGCGTACCCCTGAAGTGCAGTGGGTCTTTGATGGCGCTACCGAGATCGAGTGCATCATCGTGCAGCCTCCCGAACTCAAGCGTTGGGTCACAACACCCGAGCGCATTAAAAAGTTTGAACAAGAACTCAAGTTAGCTGTTAAGTTAGCCCAATCAGACGATGCGCCGTTAAAAGTCGGCGATCATTGCCGTTGGTGCGCCGCAAAACCAACTTGCCCACTAATGACGGGCGCGGTGGATCGTGCGATTCATGCGCAACTTGACATCTTAAACCCTGCTGAGATCAGCACCTACTTGCGTCAAGCCGATATGCTCGAGCAGTGGATCACTGACTTACGCGCCCTAGCGCACCGCATTTTAGAAACAGGCAAGCCTTTGCCAGGCTACAAGCTAGTCGCCAAGCGAGCCACTCGTCAGTGGGTCGATGAGGACGCAGCGCTTGTTGCGATGCTCAACGACGGAATCCCCGAGGACGAGCTAATGACGAGTAAAATCATATCTCCTGCGCAAGCAGAAAAAGTCTTGAAAAAGCATGGCAAGCAATTGCCTGCCGATCAAGTGGTGGCAGTAAGCACCGGCAGTACGTTGGCACCTGAGAGCGATCCCAGACCAGCGGTTTTACAAATCGGGCAGCAGTTGACCGCAGCCCTTTCTAAACTTCAATAAAGGACACAATAATGTCAAATATCGTAACTTTTGCAGGTGCAAACCTGCCTTCGGTCAAAGACCTCACCACCGCCTTACGCTCCATCGAAACCGAGATTGGGCCAGCAGGCACCGTGATTATCAAAATGGATAAGACGGGTCATTGGGTGTTCGGCGCAGATCAAACTGAAATTGAGGACGATTCCCTTTGGGCAATCAATCCGCTATCGTTCGTGCATGGCTACATTGCATGGGGTGATGGCGAAGTTCTCGGTGAAAAGATGGTCAGCGTTGCAGAACCATTACCTGCGCTCGAACCTGCGCCACCTAACGCTAAAAAAGGTTGGGAAACGCAAGTTGGTTTATCCATGAAGTGCATTTCCGGTGAGGATAAAGGCTTAGAAGCTCGCTACACCACGACCTCGGTCGGCGGTAAACGTGCCGTTCAAGCCTTGGCTGTCGCTATTGCAGCGCAAGTAGAAAAAGATCAAAAGAAACCTGTGCCTGTTGTGCGCCTTGGTAAGGAGCATTACACGCATAAGTCTTATGGTCGAATCTATACTCCTGTTTTTGATGTTCAAGAATGGGTTGGCATGGATGGTGAAGCAAAAGAGGCTGAACCAAATTTAGAAGTTGAATCTGAATTTGAAGAAGCTAAACCTGCACCAACTCGCCGTCGCCGTAGCGCTGTATAAAGGATAGGGGTGGTTAGGCAGACATTCAAGGATGTTGCAAGTGCGTTATTTTTCTGCTTTCCGACGCGCAAGAATCAGCAACTAAATTGACACCCCACCCTAGCTATGACAATTCTTTGGGTTGACTTTGAAACGCGTAGTCGCTGCGACTTACCAAGTCGTGGCGTCTACAACTATGCACAAGATCCGAGTACGCAAGTGCTGTGCATGAGTTACGCCTTTGACGATGAGGATGTCGTCACGTGGCTACCGGATCAACCTTTTCCTGACCGCGTGGCAAAACACACGGGTCAAATACGAGCGCATAACGCTGCCTTTGAGCGCCTAATCTG